TGACATGTCTGGCACAGTTGCCTCCTGTGTGTGCTAGTTGAACAAAGCCTTCCAAGTGATCGGTCCGACAATGCCGTCAACGGTGAGGGCTTGGTCGGTTTGGAAGGCTTTGACAGCGGCCTCAGTTTTGGGGCCGAAGATCGAGTCGACGGGGCCGACGTTGTAGCCGAGCATCTTGAGCTCACGCTGGATCAGTTTGACGCGATCCTTGGCTTTCGATCCTTTGCGGACAGATTGCCCAGGGTACGGAGGCACCGCGACCGGCTGAGTGGTCTGTGGCGGGCCGGACACGATGCGCTCCGAGATCGGTGACGCCCAAGTCCAAGTGTCGGGTGTGACCTCGATGTGCAAATGGTCGTTCACGGCGCCTGGCGGACGGCCGATCCAGCCGCGGCCTACTTCCCAGTAACGCTTGGCCCAGTAGTCGTGAATGCGCTGGATGCCGAGGACTTCGTGGTGCTCGATTAGCCAGGGGATGACGTCTTGTTCGACGCATTCGCGGGATGGTGCGGTTGGGTGGCCGTCGTCACGGCGGTAGCTGAGGTCTTGAGCTGCACCGAAAGCGTGCGATGACCATGCGGTGCCGCCGCGGATCGGCCGGCGTCCATAGCAGCCAAGGTTCCAGAATCCCCAGCGTTCCTCGAGGTACTTGCGGATCTGGCGCAGGTTGGGTGAGCAGGTATCGAACGGGTGGCGTGGCGTGTCCCGTTGCCAACTGTGGTATCTCAAGGCTTCTTTCCGATGATTGGGGTCACTTCGTCACCGCGTCGAGCGGCGATGCCGTTGCCGACCGCGTATCCGGCGATCATGCCGATCAGACCGGTGCCGGCCTCGTTTGAGATCGAATCGGTAATCAGCAGAAGTGTGACACATACCAGCGCGACTAGGGCGATCATTGCTTTCGACGGGTTTGCGATGTTCATCTCTGTCCAATCCACAAGCAGAAGACGACGATGACGCTCATCACCACAGCAAGCGCGGCCGTTTTCGCGTCTTCGCTGGTCACGATCACGGCTCAGGCTCCGGTTCAGGCTTCGGTTGAGGCGGTGCCACAAACTCGTCGAGGGTTGGGTCGTAGGTGTAGCCAATACCGGCGTATCGGCCGCGGAAGGTCCCGTGGTAGGAGGTCTGGAGCCAGACGCCCTCGAGCTTCAGCGTGTCGGCTATGTAGGCCTGGCCGAGCGGTTCGCTCTCAGGGTATGGGTCGGGAGCGTCGTCATTCGATACGACGATGACCTCTCGGACAATGCCGCTGTCGATTCTTGCAAAGTGTGCCATGTCTTAGACCTCCACTCTTACGATCACGACACCGGAACCGCCGTTCCCTCCGGAGCCATTAGTGCTGAACTCGCCGCCGCCACCGCCGCCGCCGGTGTTGGATGTTCCAGCGTTACCGGCTCCCGAGGTCACCCCGTCGCCGCCGCCACCATCGCCACCGAGGCCGGGTGTTCCGCCGTTTGCGGAACCGCCACCGCCGCCAGCGTAAAACACGCTTGACCCAGTAAGTGAAGAGGCGAGGCCGTCGCCTCCATCGCCCGCAACTTCACTTCCTAAACCTGAAGCGCCGACCTGACTTGCGCCGCCGCCGCCACCGGCTCCATAAGCGACGCCGCCTTGTGATGTGCCGCCGTCCTTGCCCATAATGACAAGTCCGGAACCACCTGCGCCGCCGTCCTTGCTTCCACCTCCGCCAGACGCGCCAGCGTTACCGGCTTGTCCGACGTTCTGCGAGCCGCCACCGCCGCCACCTAAGGCGTAGCCGTACACTCCCAAAACGCCGACGTAGCTCGGATTCCCGGTGCCGCCTTGAGAGCTACTGCCAGAACCCGCGCCGCCACCGCCGATAGTCACGGTGAACGTACCAACCGGCAGAGGAATGTTGTCGATTGAGAACCAGCCGCCAGCGCCGCCGCCGCCGCCACCTCTGTATCCGCCACCGCCGCCACCGCCGATTACAAGAATGTCAGCTAAACCAGCGGTGTCAACTGTCAGCGTGCCTGATGAGTTGTACTTGATGTACTTGTAACTCTTGCCGCCGGATGAGTAGGTGCCGGTGGCCGTGTCCGTGAAGTTGGCAGGGCCTTCACCGCCGACTGCCACCCAGGCGCTTCCGTCGTAGACCTCGACGGCGTTGGTGTCTTTGAGGTAGCTCATCATGCCCTCGACGAGCACGCCGGAGAGTGCCGTGGTGCGGGCGCTGGCATCGTCGAAGCGCATGACGGCCTGACGCATCAGGTAATCGTCGACCTGGGCGGCCGTAAGTACCTGCCCAGGTGTGAAGTCAAAAAATCCTTCAGCCATTAGAGACCTACCCAGCTCGAGCCGTCATACACTTCGACAGCGTTTGTGTCTTTGAGATAACTGACCATGCCCTCGACAAGGACGCCTGACAGGGCTGTCGTGCGAGCTGCGGAATCAGCGAAGCGCATCACCATCTGACGCATCAGATAATCGTCGACCTGCGCGGCCGTGAGCACTTGGCCGGCGGTGAAGTCGTTGAAGCCTTCAGCCATAGACGTTCATCATCCTAGAACATTGAGGGCATCAAGCACACCATAGACAGCGTCGTCCAGGATGAGCTGATAGACGATGGTTGTGGGGCTTGTGTAAAAACGGGCGACATGACCGCCAGAAGTGTCGATGTAATGTTCGACGCCTTCGACCGCGAGTTCTTGAGAGATGTCGCTCAGAGTGTCGCCGTTGATGAACTGTTTCTGAATGGAAATGGTGTCGCCAATGTCGATGGTGGCGACGACGTCACGTTGAGCGTCGGTCAGTTGCGCGAACGCAACTTCGACCGCGGTGAACGTGGCCTCTGGCTGAGGGCTAAGTAGATAGTCAGCAAGATCTTGGGCGGCGGTGTCGGTGTCAAGTAGTGATCCGGTGACTGCTATCGACTGGATGAAATATTCGGCCTGGCTTGCGGCGTTTGATGCACTCGCGCTCTTGTTGTTTATCGTTGAGACATAGACGAGGTTGACGACTTTGTCGGCCCCAAACGAGATGTCGACGTTCCGATAGGGATATTGCGTACCGTCATCATGGAAATTTGCAACAGGGGACGACAGCGTCGCACCGACCCGATTCTCAAAGACAAGCACGCCCTCGCGGTCAATAAACAGGCGGCCTTGTTCTGCGTTGTTGACGAGCTGCAGATAGTCAAGGACGACCTGGCCGAGTTCAAGGTTGTAGTCGCCGCCGCCGCCGATTTCGACCGTGCCGGTCGCGATTGAACGGGCCGCTCCGGACGGATAGTCGACCTCGGGCAGATCAAGCACAGCGCTGATTCGCGCACCGCTGAACTCTTTAGAAAGACTTGTCGTATCGGTCACGGTTTGAGCGAGCAGATAGAAGTCGTCGGCGCAAGTGACACTAACGGTGTCGTCGCCGTCAAGACCGAAGTTGTAGTCGTAGTCGATGATTCGGCCGACGAACAGCAGCTCAGCTTCACGGTACAAACGGACCAGACGCATCGGAGCGAGGCCAGGTTTGACGTTGTCTGGGTCGTAGTACGGCGAATCTGTCGCGAACGGGTTGAATACGCCGCCAGCCGCGGTGTCGTCGAGTAGGAACGTCATGGTGCCGGCGCCGAACTGGTCTTTGATGTCGCGTCGTCCTCGTTTGATTCGGATTCCTTTGACGCCGTCGGTGACGTCAGCGAAGTCGGTGAGGCCGTCCAGAACGAACGTGGTGCCGTCTAGAACGCCGCGTACGGCGTCATCGAGCCGAAAGCCTTGTACGGGTGCTCCGGTGTCGATTTCGAGCGTGTAATCGCCGGACTGAACGACGGTGGCGGTCACAGGTAGGTAACTCCAAACTGGGCTGAGCCGCTGGTGCGGTTGTAGTTACGGATCGCGGTGACCACGGCTTCGCCGACTTCTTGAGTCGGGTTGATCGTGGACACGTTCACGGTGACGTTCTGGATCGCGCCAGACGGTGCTCGAGTAATGCTTGAGATCGGCGTGATCGTGGTAGTCGACACGGGTTCTGCGCCGAGAAAGCGAAGCTCCTCGCGCGGCGGAATGTACGTTGAGCCAGGAGCGCGGCCTTCTGCAATGGCTTGGACGCGATTGAACGCATCAATGACACGGTTGGCGCTGGCGATCGCGGCTTCGATGTTGCCGGTGTCGAACTTGAGCTTGATGCCTTTGGCAAGCGCGTCGCTAAGAACGCCGAACGCCTGAAGTGTTTCAAGCAGCTCGCGTTGCAGGTCGCGGAGCGCTTGTTCTTGTTCGCGGGTCGTCAAGCTCGAATCGGCAATCGCTTCGCGGTAATCATCGATTGCACCTCTGAAGCGCTCAATCTGATCTTCGCGGTCGAGTTGAGCGAGCATGTCCTCGAGCGCAGGATTCAGCTTCTTGACTTCGTCGTAGACAGCGTTGACCGATTTGGCCAGTTCGTCCTGGGCGACAGCTGCGCTGTCTGAGGTGTCCTCAAGATCTTCAAGGCCGGTGGATGCTTCGCGAACGCTGGCGTACATGTCGCCGGCTTGCTTGCGGGCTTCGTCGATGCTGGGCGTGAAGTTCTGCTCGATCTCGTCGCCGACGATGCCGAGCTTCTTAGCGAGCCAGCCAAGACCCTCAGCGGCCAACTTGAGCGGCGCAAGCATCGCGTTGATGACTTTGCGAACGGACTCGAACTTTTTGTAGAGGACTACTAGGCCGGCTACGAGGGCGGCGATGGCGATGACGGCGATGCCGATCGGGTTCATGGTAATTGCGGCGTTGAATGCCCATTGGGCGGCTGTGGCGATGGCTTGGGCGGCCGCGTATGCCTTCATCGCAAAGTTGGCGACGACTATGGCGGCGGAGATTGTGCCAATGCCAGCGGCGAAGCCGATCAGGACGTTCTTGTGGTCGACCATGAACTCGAGAAGGCCGATGATCTTGGGCAGAAGTGCGTCCAAGACGGGCAGTAATGCCAGACCGATTTGTTCGGTGAGTAGTGAGAATGAGACTTTGATGCGGTCGGTGGCGTT